TCAGTTGGCATACTCTAACTGCACTTTCACTATCTCAACACCGCTTTCGTCCATGGAAAGTGTCACGGCATTGACCTGCATCACCACAATCTCGGTGACTAAATCGACGCTGACGAGGTCACCAATCGAGTAGTGGAGCCCGTACAAGGTAGAGGGCGTTTGCTGGACGTCGATTTGCACCGACTCAACCTTTTTCGCCATCTCTTGGAGCTTCGCATCACCGTACGAGTTGAGGAAGGCGGTGTTATTCCCTGCCGTGGAGACGTCGAAAAACGCCTCACGACTGCTCAACTCGGTGAGCGGTGTAGCGGGACGAACAACGCGAATCGTGGCGTTGGCGGTGCCTTGCCCTCTAACGATGGCCTGTGTAAACGACTGTGTCTCATCGATGGTACGAGAGAAGTTGTTGATGGTGCCGTTGTCGACGCTCAAAGTCACGGTGCCACTGCGATCATAGGCAAGGGTAGGACTGCCAACGGTGAACAAAAAGGTATTGGTCGTCTTGTTCCATAGGAACGCAAAGTCCACATTGCCCTGCAGTGCCACCTCTTGTATGGCAGTGAGGACGTTTTTATACGACATATCCGTCACCGTGAGCACGTTGCCCAGCCCCGTGGTGGTGGCAGATACCCCGGTGATGAGCCCACTCACCGCACGGTCGGCAATGCCCACGGTGACGGAGTCGGTGCCGAGGTTTTTCACTAGTATGTCGTTGATGATTGTACTTGCGGCGATGCCGACCCACTCGGAGTGATTCCGCTTATCCTCGTTGTAGGCAATGACGCGATAGGAGAGAATATACTCCCACCCAAAGGCGACCACGTCCCACAACTTCTGCCGACCATATTTGAACGTGGTCTTGACGACCACACCGCTGAACTCCAGTGTCAGCGGTATGCCGATGTCGAGATTTGCCCGGTATACCTCGATGCGACTACCGTTGACGAGGTATTGCTGGAGCGGTGAGGTGTAGGGTACGACGATGCCGAGTGTGTCATACCCGTTGACGACTTTTGCCACCTGCACACTGCCAAAGTCGCTTGTGAGTCCCTGTAGGATGCCTGCGGAGTTGTAGATATAGACGTTGTACTCGACGGCCATAAAAACTCCTTAGGATAGCAGCACAAGCCGTGTAGCAAGATTGGAGAAAGCGCGTGTGGTACCAGAGTTCTGGTACAGGTACAGGCCGTAGGCACTGCCAGTGAGAATTTGTCCCTGCCATGTGTAGGTCTGGATGACGGTGTTGGCAGTGAGCCCCAAGTACGTCCCTGGATTGACGAGTGATGCGGCAGTAGCGCCGCTTGGGAGATTTGCTGCGCCAGACTGCCCAAATCGCATCCAGCGTGAGCCAGTGGTATTGGTATCCCACGCCATATAGGCAGTAAATAGGTACTCGCCCGACTTTGTGACGGTGTACTCTCCAGCCGAGTTTAAGTTGATTATCCCTTGCGTGCTGGACGTTGCGCTACCAGTCGCTACCGCAAGTACCTCTGTAATATTGACGACGCTTCCGCTATTACCTCCACTTGATATGGATTCCGTGTAGGGCAGTGTGGGGTTGGTTGTCCACTCACGGCTCGACTCATCGATAGCGGTAATGACGGCGGAAGAGTTGATCGTGATGGTGGCGAGGATAACGTCGGTGGTGTTCGAGTAGCTGGCAGTGGTGATGAGTGCGGTACGGACAGTACGAGCGGCAATAGTGGTCGTCGTCGCTCCTGTACCTTCACTTCTTATCACCGTCACTGCCGAAGCGGTGTTATTGACCCGATTGACGAGGTAGTAGGTGCCTGCGGCGACGCCTACCATGGTAAGGACGACCCCCGAGCCTTCATAGTAAAAGCCCTGATTGATACAGGCATAGGTGCCGACGGTCAAATTAGTCGTAGACAATCCCGACACGGTCGGAGATTTGCCGGTCTTCACAAAAACGCCGTTGGTGCGGGACAACATCCCGGCAAACATCGATACGACACGGGCGGACGAGTAGCCACCAACGGTGCCGTCACCCGTGCCTGTCGTCATCCCAAAAGACTGCTCCACAGCTGGCATAGTGTACTCCTATATCCCTAAGTAGTTTTTATAGTAGGCAATGGTGACGCTGGCATCGGTACCCGTGGCACCACTTGAACACGTGATCGTATTAACACCGCCGGGTACCACCTGCCGAGGCAACAGGCACCACGTGGCAAGGCTGGATTGAGCGGTGGAGAGAAGCGAAATACAGTTTGTCCCACTGCCATCGACGATGGTTTTTTTGCCGTAGGTGAGGTCGATGATGTACGTCGTGCTGGCGTAGAGGGTGGGAAACACAATCGCCTTGCCCGAATTGGCGTTGACGATGGATAAGTTGGCGATACCTGCCGTGCCGGCAATGATGGTGATAATGGGGTACACCGCTACCTGTCCGGCATTGGTGACACTTGTGGATTTGTTGATACCCGCGCCACCCAGTGTCCATGGGATGAGCAGTGGAATTGGGGTGGGTGTACCTGACACGTCCTGTGAGATGAGTACCGTGCTTTGTGTCGTATCACGCCACACGCCGGTGTCTGATCGTAGTCTCACCGTGAAATCAATGTTGTAGTCCTGATAGTCCATACTGCCAAAGTCGACACCGCCACTCACAAAGACGTCAAGCGCTCGTGACGTGGAGGTCGTGATACCTGCCGTCGTGCTGGAGTAGGTGATGGTCAACACGCCCCGCTGATTTGACACGATGAAGATGTTAGAAATAGCCTCACGGTACCGCAGATGGTCAATAGGGTTGTCGCACTCTACGAAAAATCCGAGGGTGATAGTGCGGGCATCGAATCGATTGTCGATGTCGGTATCGCCGTTTTGCAGTGCACCCCGATTGGTGATGCGCTCAATCGTGGGTAGTCCCCACCCTGTATCACCGAGGTACTGAAAATCGATACCAGACGTGGCATCGTAGCCACTCAGGAGGTGCACTTCGTCGCCTACGGTGTAGGTCAGTGAGAATGATGTGCTGTCGTAGGTCATATACGGAGTAGCCCTCCTTGGGCTTTCAGGTAGGACTCAACCTCAATCAGCTGACTACGTGCATCACCGCCGGAGAGATAGATGTTGACGGTCTGGCTTGGGGCTGTCATCAGCGGTGGCATATTGACACTGATTTTACCCGTGCCCCCGGGCTGATTACCTGCACGAAGCGAGTTGCCACCCGTGCCACCCCCACCGCCAATTGCGTTTTTGACGTTGGTGATGAGCTGTGAAATGTTATCAATCTTCATGTCGGCATTCGCTTGGGCAAGGGCCGTCATTGCCGCTGAGAATGCGCCGACCTTGGGGTTGACGGCGTCGAGGGCTTTGGTGTCAACGCTTCCCACCGCTGCATTAATCGAGGTAATCCCTTTGCCCGCATCGATGCCGTTTTTGGCGATGTCCTTGACGCCTGCCCCAAGGGCACCGACGGCTTGCCCGACACCATTTGCACCGCCGATGGCTTTGGCGAGGTCATCACCTGCCACGGTGAGGTCATCCAGCGGTGTAGCAGTGAGGGAGGCACTGTAGGTAAGTGCATCCATGGCACCCGAGCTGATTTTGAGCGAGGCGGATAGGGTATCAACCGTGCGGACGTTTTCGAGTTGCTTGGTGTTTAACTCACTTAACCGCAAAAGGGCATTGGTGTGGGCGTCGGCATATTCTTGTACACGTGACGGATCACGGGCACGGTCCAAGTCTTTTTGTGCCTTGTGCAGTTCGATGATAGAGGCGCGTGCGTCGAGGTTTTTGCCAATCATCTCTTCGGTGATTTTGGCGTCCTCGGCTTGTAACTCGTTACGTTGCTCTTGAGTGATGTTGTTCTGTGCGAGCTGGGCCCGTACCTGCTTTTGGCGCTCGGTCATGCGTGAGATTTCGTTGTTCAACAACTCATTTGAGTAGTAGGCACGGTCAGCGGCGATTTGATACGACTCGAGCGACTCGGGATTGGTTGCGTCCTCGAGCGCTTCGCGCGTGCGTGCGACGTCACGCTGGGCTGCGGCAATACTCATGAACGACGAACGCAAACTATCCGTGGCTGTTTTTAGTGCCTTCTCGTCTTGTGCGAGTTTATTCGATGCCCCCGACGCCGACTTCATTGCCCCGGTATTGAGCTTCAGTGTGGCGGTTTGCAGCTGCGTTGCCCCGGTCATACTGCCATAGACACGCTGGAGTGCGTAGGTGTCCTGTGCGTGCTGTCGCTTAATCGCCGACGAATCACGACCAGCAAGCACGCCGTCAATTTCGGCTTGCGTTGCCCCACGTAGATTCATCTGCCAACGGATGAGGCTTTGGTCGGCCCAGTTGAGCCACGTACCAAAATCCTTCATGCCTGCGGTGGCAAGGTCAATGGCTTGGGTCAGCCAATTGAAACCGATTTTAACCGATGGCGACGTTATCTCACCCAGTGCCTGACTGGCACGGTCGGTGGCGTCTTGAAAATTCGATTGGGCTTGGGTGGCAGAGTTCATCTGTTGTGCCATCATCCCACCGTAATTTTTGGACATGGCATCGATGAGGGTACGCAGGTTTTGATCGGCGGGCACGATGCCCTTCGACACCATATCCATGAGTGCCTGCTGTGTCACTCCCGTGGCGTCTGCAAGGATGCGAAAAGCCGGCACTCCCATTTCCTGCAGTTGCATCATCTCTTCGGTGGTGATTTTGCCCTTTGCCTGCATCTGTCCAAGGGCGAGGGTGATGCGATTAACCCCTTCGGCACCGCCCCCCACTGCCGACGATGCATCCCCAATGGCGGTCATCGTGGCGGGGATTTCTTTAGCGGTAAAGCCCATGGCAAGGAGCTTTTGTGTGCCTTGGGCGATGTCATCGAAGGTGAACGGCGTGCGGGCGGCTAAGTCCTGCATGACTTTGTAGAGGTCATTGCCTGCCTGCGTGGAGCCTGTCATGAGGCCCAATGCCTTGCGGACATTCTCGAACTTGTCATAGACAAGTGCGGAGTTTACCCCGAGGTCTATCATCTGCTTACCAAGCGTGGCGAGGCCAGCGGCGGCGCCGATTTTGCCCAGCGTTGATCCGAACGACGACATCGAATCTGAGGCGCCGTCGGTGGATTGCTTTACCACCTTAATCGACCCCGACACTTTTTGCGCAGTCGGGGTGACGCCGTCGGTGGATAAAAAGCGTATCACAATGTCATCAGCCATGAATCCTCCTTACCCCTGCTTTTTCGCGCGCACCTTCGCCTCGATGGTCATAATCTTTTCCCACAGCAGCAGTGTGCGTGCAGGCGGTAACTCATCTGGTCGACATTGCATCTTCATACACCACCAATACGTACGGTACTCGGGCGGTTGTGGGGCATTGGTGTAGAGGCATGCCCACAACCGCTTCACTAGTTTGGGTCGTTGGCGTCCTTGACGAGGGCATCGAGGACAGTGTCGCGGATTTTGCGGATGTCTGATGCCCGCAAATGACGGACACCGCCTACTACGACCCGGTCAAAGATGGCAATCTCATCAGATAACGTTGCCTCACCACGCGTCGCCTTGTCGATAACCTCAAGGTCAATCACGGTGAGCTCGTCAATGTTTACATCGATAGTCAGTGTGGGCTTCTTGGTTTTGGTCGTCACAGCGTCCTCGATTCTACTAGGCTACGGAGTGGGTACGGTAATTTCGGAGTAGTCAATGCCGGGGGCAAAGACGGTAAAGGACAGGGTAGCGGGCTCGCCTGATTCGGAGTTGACCTCGGGTAAATCCGCCTTGATGATACGGCTTTTGCCAAGCGTGATGTACTGCAGGTACTTCGCCCCCGGTGTGGTGGTCACGTCGGCGTACTGCCAACGCAAATCGCATGGGGTATTAGCTTTGATGCCGGTGATGGCTTTGTCGGTGGCTTCAGATGTGGTTTCGGTGTACAGTGCATTCACGACGATGTTGGTAGGTAGTTGCTTGCCCACGGTCACGACGGCGAAGGCGTCGCCAAAGGTGTTTTTGCTCCCGCTCGACCGTGTGTACTCTACCTGATCCATACTCGTAGTAGAGCCCGAAATATCCGTCCATGTGGAGCCGTCATCAAAACTGATTTCGATTTTGCCCAGCGCCCCGGTTAATGAGCCTGTAGTCTGTGCCATGAGTTAGCCTCCTTTAGGCGAATGATGTATCGACGCCACCACACATGAGTTCGAACGAGAACACGGCGGGTTCCCCGTTTTCTGAGTTGAACTCGGGCAGTGAGACCTTGGTGATTTTGCCGCCTGATGCGGAGGTAAACGATTTGCCGCTGGACCCAACGGGCTTCCACATCACGATTGCGTTGTTGCCCGCTTTGATACTGGCGATGGTGAGTTTGAGGGCTTCGTCGGTGACCTCGGTGTACAAGCAGTTGACGGTAATCATCGTGGCGACTTGTCGTCCTGCGGCGATGATTTGCGTGTCACCGTCCAACGTGCCCTTACTGCCAGATACCCGCTCGATGGTGACTTGATCGACAGAGTTGGTCGAGCCGCTGATGTTGGTGTACGAAGCGGCAGCGGCAATTTTGATTTCAACGGTACCCGCACTCGTGGTCGTTGCGGTAGATGTTTGTGCCATTACTGGATAATCTCCTTGGTCAAGACTTCACATGTCACGCTGTGGTAGCGGTGGCCTGACGATTCGGGATATTCGATGTTCCCTACCGTGATGGTGACGTCTTCGATTTGCCATGTACTTGTGACGAGTGCCCGCACTGCCTGCGCATAGGCTTGGGCATAGGTGAGCAGTGCCGTACTCTGGTCTTTGATACCCCGACTAAGTCCTACCTGCTGTCCAAGCAAAATGTCATTGATTTGCCAGCGAAAATTAATGACGGGTAATGCGCCTAGTGTCTTGCGTACTACTCCGCCACCCGTACTGCCTTGCGCGCTGATAACGCGCATGGGCAAGTCGGCAGCACTTGGTGTCGACACGAGTGAGGTACCGTCACGGACGCTAATCGCCTTGCTGTCATACGTCAGGGACAACGCCTTGACGGCATTCACAATCTCGATAAGGTGACTGCTCATGACCGCCTCACGTAGGGACTCATGAGCTTGGTGACGCTGGCAGGGATTTTCGATGCCGCAATCACCACGCCGTCGGCGCTCAACACATCACGATCACTGTCAGACTCTGCCGCACGACTCGTGTAGAAGTGTTTGACGATTTTCTTCACCGCCATAGCGACGTTGGCGGGGCATGTTTCGCTGTATG